ATGGATTCAGTGTGTGGGGTGATGGTTTCACTTATTATCCAGGAACTACATTGACAGCACCGTCAAGCACAAAGTCTATAACAATCACTGGTTCAAATGGATATAGAGGTTTATTTTATGAAGGTTACTCTAGTCCAGGATCAGTGCCTTCAGTTACCATTGCGTTTGAATAATCATATAAATATTATCACAATCAACGAACAAAAAAAGGAGTTCAAATGAGTTCAGCGTCAAATCACCTAGAGGATAAACTTCTAGACCATGTATTACGATACTCTACAGCACCATACACCGCACCATCCACGGTATATGTGGCACTATTCGCCAGTGGCGGAGCAGGAAGCAACGCAACTTGTGCTAATGCCTTGGAAACAGGCACATCAGGCACTGGTTCAACAGCGGACTGGGGATACTTTGAGATCAACAACGGTTCATACGCTCGTCAGTCAGTGACTTTCGCGGCGTCTGGAGCATCTACAATAGGAACGATATCAACCAATTCTCCGGTATCATTCCCAGTAGCATCAGCCAACTATGACACAGCAGGAGCAACCGGCAATACGGTCACTCACATCGCATTGATGGATAATTCCATCAGTGGCAATGTTCTATTCTATGGACAACTTACCACAGAAAAAACAGTTTCGGCTGGGGATCAATTTACCATATCAATAGGCAATTTGTCAATTAGTTTGGCTTAATCGAGGAGATGATCTCCTGTGGCTACAACCAGAAGAATTGTAAGGTCGGAAAACATATCGGTCAATTGGCCGAATGATCCCAATATATCTTCTGCTGACCTAGGAAATTATACCGACACAGCCACAAGTCTTGGCGGTGGAGCATCATTAACAATCTATGGGTCTCCAGATAACACACAACCATATACGGTATATGCGTCAGCCACACTAAACACTTCATCACCCGGAACTTCAAAATTAAGACAGACATTCACCGTTGGTGATTTACGAATACAAGATCCAGTAACTAAAACTCCAGCATCACGATGTAAAGTTAATTTTGATTTAGGTATTAGTATTAATGCTTCATTCACCCCAGCCAACGGTGTAGTTGGAACAATTGCGGCAGAGGCTTTCCTAAATGGTGTAAGTTATCCTAAATATTATCCATCTATTGTCAATGGTGTCGATGGAAGTTTCTATAGATCAGACCTGCCTAATGCGATACAGACAGGGAGTGATATTCAATTAGATACGGCCGGAGTGTTTAACAACACTTTGTGGGTAGTAGAAACTAGGGTATCGGCCGCCAGTTATCTTCCTAGCAATGAGATAGGTAATTCTGCTGTTAATTATATGGGAGCCGTCCTTGGAGGAGTGGTCACACGGACCTGGGAAGCAGATTTACACACCATTGATGCTAATGATCCAGCGGTATTTCAAAATGTAGTATCTTCATTTACTGTTGATCCATTGGTTATAAAATATGTGGCTCAAATTGATGAATTATCTAATTTTTCACTCAATGAAGATAGTATCAACAAAAAAATATGTCCTGTCACATCTTTTTCTTCTGTTAGTTCTTTCACCGTAGAACCATTTTTTATCATAGGATTTACAAAGAGTCTTGAATCAACAACCAATTTATTGGCTTCAACAGCCAACCTGAAATTAGGTGAAGCCAATATTACAGGATCATCTACTTTATCTGTATCCCCAACATTTAAACACGGAGATATATTAAGTTTAACATCATCATTCACAAGCACACAATCAGCAGGGTTGATCTATGATATCAACGCGGATTACAGTTGGAACACATTCAACCTTAATATCTATTTTGAATCAGGTTTCGTAGAGGAGGGCTTCGTTTCAGCGGAAGGTGAATACAACTGGAATTATCTTGAAACTACCGCCTGGGATGACTGGCCTACGGTCACTTGGATTGGCAATGAATCCACCTGGGACAACTGGCCTGATGATGTATGGGAACAGAGTTATAGATTAGATTGGTTAGGCACTTTAACATCTACTGCTAAAAATATTCTTAATATTGGTAATGCCCTAGAATATACAGGTGCTTTTGCTTTAGCAGAGAATTCGGCATTTCAGAAAGCCAGTTCTGCTGACCTAAATTCTGAATTTACAACATCATTTACAGCGTCTGGTGTTATAGATGTCAGCATTGATATGGCAGGAGCCTTTGCCCCTGACCTTGCGGCTAATATTATAACAGATATAGGAGAAACCATTACCTTAACTGGCGTATTCACTCCAATATTGACCGCAAATGCTATTACAGATCTATTTGCCGACATAGATGCGGCCTTCACCTTTGAGGTTATTCCTACACATAGACTGGGTCCTTATCAATTAGAATTACAATCAGAAATCACAGACTTTAGTATAGTGCCTACATTTAAACCAGGTGGTATCGCACATCTATTTGGTTTCGCAACACAATTATCTACTGCTAGATTATTCTTTTCTACAGATCCTTACAATATCTGGTCTATCAAACCAGAAACTAGAATAGCGAATATCGCAGAAGAAAATAGACAAACTATAATAGATCAGGAAAAAAGAGTAAATATTATCAGTGCTGAAACTAGATCATACCTAGTTCCACAAGAAACAAGGAGATTAAAATTGAAAATCCCACCATTTAAAAACAGAACCAGTATGCCAAGAGTGAGGGCGGAACAATAATGGCTAACTTGACTGGCTACAAACGAGATAACGTTTCCCTATATATTACCAAGGACCCCGATTCAAATGTCCAATACGGATTGGATTTCACAGACTATTTGAATACTGGAGACTCCGTATCGAGTGCTTCAGTAACTATTTCAACCGTATCGGGAGATTCAGCACCGTTAGCATTCCCGACTAATCAGGCCACAGATGTTCTAATAACAGGTGGGGTGCTGGTCAATATCCGATTGGAAGGCGGCACAGCCGGTAACATCTATACTATCAAAGCCACAATCGTGACATCACAGGGTGATACAGACGCAAGAAGTTTCAGAATTAAAGTTGAGGAAAAATTACTATAATGGCTCGAATACAAAAAAAGAAAACAAAATTAGATATCGCACTCATTGAAAAATTAGCAATGATTATGTGTTCCTATGAAGAGATCGCAATGATAATGGACACAACGGTGAATGATCTAAAAAAAAGATACGCTGACATTATAGAAAAAGGCCGATCGGAAGGAAAGAAAGGTCTGCGTAGAAAGCAGTATGAAAAAGCGGTAATGGATGGTGATGTGCGTATGTTGATATTCCTTGGAAAGGTCTATCTTGACCAGAAAGAAAATTCCGACGACACGGACAATAACCAACCTTTACCTTGGCCAACCGAATAATCGGCACGAACTGATCGTTCGTAATAATTACTACTAATGAAATTATCCGAAAAGCAGAAGATAGTTGCGGATGATAAATCTAGATTCCGTGTGCTTGTGAGTGGCAGGAGATTTGGAAAAACTCATCTAGCACTACACCAATTAGCCTATCACGCTCGTATCCCCAATCAACTCTGTTTCTATGTAAGCCCATCATACAGGATGAGTAAGCAGATAGCCTGGGTCCAGATAAAAAATATCTTGACAGATCTTCGATGGATCCGTAAAATAAACGAAGCAGAATTGACATTGTATTTGAAAAACAATAGTCGTATCTGTTTGAGAGGAGCAGACAACCCCCAATCATTAAGGGGGATTGGATTAAACTTATTGATTATGGATGAATGCGCCGATATAGATCAAGCCGCTTGGACAGAAGTATTAAGGCCCACACTATCAGATACCGGAGGTAAAGCACTATTCTTTGGCACACCCAAGGGGATGAATTGGTTCTATGACCTATATCAACAGGGGCAAGATAGCACTAATGATTCTTGGCAGAGTTGGCAATTCACCACACTAGAAGGCGGATGGGTATCAGCGGAAGAAATAGAATGGGCAAGGCGTGATCTAGACGCACCCACATTCCGACAAGAATACGAAGCAACCTGGGAAGTCTATAGTGGAATAGTATGGACGGGTTTCAGTATGACTGACAGCGTTCAGCACATAACCGTTCCGGATGATGTCAATACCTATCATATCGGGATTGACTTCAACTTGGATCCAATGACGGCCACGGTGAGTTATATCAAAGATAACAAGATATATGTATTTGATGAAATACAGATATGGTCATCTAACACTGATGAGTTAGTGGATGAAATACACACAAGATATCCTGGTAAAAAAATTATAGCCTATCCAGATCCAGCCGCAAGACAGAGACGAACATCAGCCGCTAGAAGGACTGACGCATCTATACTCCAGAATGCCGGATTCGTCCTTAAGATGCCTAGCCGACATATGAGCATCAGAGATAGAATAAATTCAACCAATTCCAAGTTCTGTAATGCTAATAAAGAGCGGGGTGTGATCATTTCACCTAAATGTAAGAACCTTATAAATAGTTTAGCAAAACACACATATAAGGAAGGCACGAGCATTCCTACAAAGAACGAAGGATGGGACCATTTGACAGATGCTTTATCATACAAAATATCATATCTATATCCGATTACAAAGTCCTACGAACCACAACCACAAGAAAGATTTAATCTAAAAACAGGAAACGACTATGGCAGATACTAATCTAATCAACACAGATCCTAGAACCGGCGGACCGGTCCTACAGGGAGTTCCCCTACACGAAGAATACGGCGTATATTATCATCGTTGGCAATTCCTTCAGCGTTCATACAGCGGTGGGGCACAATACAGATTAGGCAACTATCTAACCAAGTATGTGATGGAGAACAACAACGAGTATCTACAAAGGATCGCT